TGCACAGCAGTATTGAATGCTTCCTGTTGTTGCTTGGCGTTGTCAATGGGGTGCTCCACTCCCTCAGCGGCGGTGGCCGCGTCGTTCATCCCAGCCGCCAGCTTTTGCGCTTCCAGCGCTGCGGCGGCTCCCGAATTGCCAGCGTCCTTGGTCGCCTCGTTGATCGCCCAGACGGCGCCAGCGGTGGCGACTGCAGCCGCCCCCAGCTTTAGCCACCCAGCGGGGCCGGTAAGCGCTGTCAGTGCAGCCTGAGCAATCGCGGCGGCCTTCACCGCCCCGGTCAGCAGCTTGTAGCCAGTGACTACCAGGCCAAGCCCGAGCACCCACGGTGCCAGCGCCCCGCCCACCCGGCCGATCGTCTCGATGGTTTGCCTGATTGGCTCTTGATTGGCCACGATGTAATCCCGAAAGCCGATGCCCACCCTTGAGATCCAATCCACCGCGCTGCTCAGGTACGGCAGCAGCTGGTTTGCGATCTCCATCCCGATCTGGCCAAACACGTCCTTGGTCGCTGCCAAGCTGTCGTTGTAGGCGTCGGCTTTGTTGGCAAATTCCGTGCTTATCGTGGCGGCTAGGCTTTCAATTGCCTGGCGCCCACCGTTGAGCATGGGGATCATGTCAGCCCCGGCCTTGCCGACCAAATCAATCGCAAGCTGGGCCTTCTTGGCCCCATCTGGCATCCGCTGAAACTTGTCAGCGACCTCCAGCATCACCTGGTCGGCGCTTCTCAATTTGCCCGTGGCATCAACTGCGCTGATACCCAGGTAGTTCAAGGCCTCAGCGGCCGGCCCCTTGCCCGTCTCGGCTGCATCAACCATGTTGCGCCCCAGTTTTACTAGGCCCTTGCCGACGGCGTCCACGTCGGTGCCGGCCATCTGCGCCGCCTGCTGGAATCGGCTCAGATTCTCAACGCTCACCCCTGTCTTCTGCGACAGGTCGCGCATGTTGTCGGCGGCGTCGATTGTGCCCTTGGCAAACGCCACCACGCCAGCAGCTGAGAGGCCAGCACCCAAGGCCAGCACGCCGCCGGTCAGACTGCCAAGGATGCTGCCCATGCCGCCTAGGGCTTTGTCGGCTTCCAGGCCAACTTTCTCTACTCCTTTGATATCGCGAACTATTGCAGCGATGCCCTGAGAGCTCGCCTTGGCGACAATCTTCAGAATGGCATCCGTGTTTATGGTCATCAGCTGTAAAGCTCCGTCAGGTACGCGCCTTCCATGGTCTGCAGATCCTCAAGCAGCGCCAGCGGCTGGGTCACTCCACACAGGCTAAAGAGCCAATTTGCGACGCCGTAATCCAGGCCGATTGGCCCTCGTGGTCCGGTGCGCCATTGGGTCTGGAGCCTGCAGAACATGCTCACGGCTTCGTCGTTTTCGGGCCAGACTTTGAAGACGCGGGGAGACTGCGGGCCAATCAATTCAGCGACGGCCTCAGCAGGCAGGCCCAGGCTTCCGGCCTCCTGTTTTAGCCGCTCCGTCTCGTCCGGCTTCTCGCCGCTCAGGAAAAACCTTGCGGCGTCTTGGAGGTTTTTTTTCGCCCGCTCATGATTGATTCGTTCCATGCCGCAACAATCGCCGCGGCAAACGATGCCCTGGCGATCAATTCCTGCTTCAGGCCTTCAGTGAACTCCACGGGTTGGCCGCCCCTGGTCATTCCACTTGTCCAACCGACCCACACCTCGTCGGCCAGTCGCATGTCATCAATCATCCCCTCGACCGATTCACCAGCCGCGCTAGCGATCATCCGCTGTCGGATGGCCTCGTTGATCTCGTCAATCCGTGGCTGACTGAGGCGCTTGTACAGCGCCACGAAAAACTCGGCCTTATTGGTCCGGCTGGACGGCTCGCCAAGCGTAACCGTCCACTCGTAGGTGTCGCCCTTGTCGATCTCAAACATGAAATGCAGTGGGAGTAGGTGTTCAAAATCGCCAACCTAAGCCGCCTGGCTCAGGTAAATGCCAGCGTCATCGAATCGGTGACACCGATCGCGCTGTTTTTTCCGACAAACGGCAGCTGCAGCCCATAGGTGCCATCCAGGCTCACCTCAGTGGGAGCACCAAACACGGCATAAGGGATGGTCGGAATCACCCTATTGCCGGCAGTGGCGCCATGGGTAAGCGTGATCGCCTGGCGGGTGCCGCTGGTGCAAAGCGCATAGGGATTAAACGTGGCCAGGTCCGCCGGGCGAACAATGGTGATCGTGCCGCTAACGACGTGGTTCACGATCTGCACTTCCTTGCTGCAGCCGGCGTAGTCCCGGAAGAACAACTCAGGCTCAAGCGTCAACGTCATGGACTGCACGCAGACCGCCAGGCCGCCGATGGTGGCGGTAGCAGTGTTGGCGGCATCAAACACCACCGGCGCCGCCTGGTTGCTGATCGTTGGCGTCGGGTTGGCGACGTTGGTGGGCTCGTTGTAGATCCCGGTACGGCTGAAGGTGATCCGGGGAACCTCGCCAGCGGCGAAAGTCAGCTCAAAACCACCACGGCAACCGAGCGCCTGATGGCGCTGGCCGTCGCCAAAGAACATCAGCTCAGAGCTGGCCAAATTTTCAGCGGTGACCAGGTTGTAGGTGTTGCTCGTGGATGACACCGTGGTCAAATTCATCCCTGAGCCGAGCAGCAAGTGGCTGAACTTCGGCGGAGTCCCGGCGGTGCCGGATCCGCTGAGCTCCATCGGGATCGAGGCCTCTACTTTCCGTTGCGCAATCAGCGGTGAGAGGGTACTACCAAACGCGCCGCCAAGGATTTCCCGATCCAGCGAGGTTGCAGCCAGGGGCGTGATCGAGGCATCCCCAAGCGCCACCAGGTAGTCGGCGCCGCCGGTGCTGGCGGTCGTGCCATAGGTGGCCTCCGCCTTGCTACAGATAAACGTCTTGCGGAACAGGGCCATCAGCGATCACCAGGGGCAGGGGTTGATTGGGCGGGGGGCTCAGCTGCGCAGACCGGCTCAGCCGCTGCGGTCTTCAACTCCCACGACTTGCCGTCACTGGAGAGATTGAACTCCCCAGGCTCGGTGGGCGGCGGTGGCAGCGGCTTAGGGGAGCCCATTGGTTACGTCCAACTGGAAGGTTCCATACTTCACAGCGTAGGAACAGCGGAGCACGCCGATTTCGCCGCTCACCCGCTCAGCCTGGCGACCGATCGGGACGATCCCAATCACGCCCGGCAGGCTGGGTACGCCGGTGGTCTCGGCCATCAGCAGCTCATGGGCCTTGGTCCAGATTGGATCGGCCAGGAGGGTGAGGGGCGTGCCGCTGATCAGGATGTCCACCTCGAGCGGCATGGTGGTGGTCAGCGTTTTGTGCGTCGTTGCGCTGTCGCTCTGTGTGTCCCAGTCCAGCGCTACAGCTGGCATCTCATTGCGAGCTATGGCTTCGGCTCGATCGCGGTAGACGGTAGCGGCAGCGGCGCCGGTGAGGCCAGCCTCAAGGATTGCCTTGGCGCCGGCCAGAATAGCCTCAGATCGGCTGGTCATGGTTGGTTCTCCTGTAGTGCTACACCCAGAGCCACATTGGCAGCCCCGGTAAAAGCCGTCACCGCCGCTGCCAGGGGGGCCTCACAGCTGGCCCTGCTGGTGCGCAGGCAAACCACCCATCCCGCGCTCGCCATGCCTGCCGCGGCCAGCAGGCAGGCACCTGCGAACACCAGGCAGCGGCCGAGATACTGGGTCACGACTTGCCCTCCTGCCGCTCAATGGCGTTTGGGATATTCAACCTGACCTGAACCAGGGTTGTGATGAACGGCATCAGCAGAACTACCAGGGCTCCGATCAGCCGGACCTGGACCATTCGCTCTTCCAACGTCCGCACACGCTTGAACGCTTTGTCTACATCCCCTGTTACTCTATCTACATCCTTTTCACGTTCGGACAAGGACAACAGCAAGGCGTCAATCCTCCCGGAAAGGCCGGTGATCGCAATCCACAACTCGCGATGAGTGAAGTCTGGCTCAGTGGCAGGCATGGGAGAATGCGGCGATGCGTTCATTATGCCAAGGGCTGCAGCGGTGCTGCAAAGTTGGGCTAGGCAGGCTGGTCAGGCTGGTCAGGCGCCCCCAGCGAGCGGATCAGTTCGGGTGGGAGGTGGTAAGCGGTGGCGATTTGCGCCATACCAGCGGCTATCTCGGGGCTCACCAGATTGGCCTGGCGCAGGATCAGCCATGCGCCGATGAACAGGCCTGGATCGTTTTGTGACGCCGCCGCCAGGACTACGGCGCCGATGTCGGAAAGCGCAGTTGCAGCCCTGAGTAGTCGCTGCTGCCGGACTCCTTCAGCAGTTGGCAGTTCAGCCTCAAGGATTTGCCGCGCCCCTATCCGGGCTGCCGCAAATGCTTCTGATTGCAGGAGCTGGGCTTGGAATCCAGGCCAATCTGGCGCGGGCCGGTTTGCCTCGTCGTAGGCGGCTAGCTCCTCTGCTGTGGCCTCGCGTAGCGTCCACCGCTGCCGATAGCCGCCAGCTCCGTCCGGTTCGGCTGTGGGGTTCTCCAACCGTTCGGTTCGGGGGTCTGGGGTGGGCTGGGGGGTGGCGGTGACTTTGGCATAGCCGAACGGGGTTAGATCCGCGATGGCTAAGTCATCTGGAAACGAAACGTTAGGGTTGGCCTGGCGAACCTGCCAGAGGCTGCACGGGTATTCCCCGGTGATCAGGTTGAGGAGTGTCATGCGGCTTCGATGGTAAGTTGGGCGACCTGCTCGGCGATTACATCGCGGATGACCTGGCAGCGCAGTTGCTGGCGGCGCTCCTCGTCTAATCGGGCCTGGAGATCAGCGGCAAATGATGCAAGGTCTTCATTGTCAGCGTAGTCTTGTTTAATCTTAGCAATCGCTAAGATATAGTTATCAATATTGATCTGATAGCCGAGAAGCTCGGCATCGCGGCCTTCAAGGGCGGGGGCAAGAATTTGAATTTTGTCGTTCATGTGGTGAAGGGGTAAACAGAAATGAACGGGCTGCCTCCGTGAGCAACCGCCAAGGCACTATTATCAGGACTAAAGGCAACGCCAAGGCCATCACTCGGCGGCAAAGTGATCGGGTCGTTGTATTTAGCGCCAAAGCCTGATGACGACCAAGGGTATGCGGTGATATATGGGGAGTTATTGTGCGCAACCGCGAGCGCTTTTCCATCTGGACTGAAGGCAACACCCATAGCTGTTGATGTTGGTGACATTGTTGGCAAAGTTGCCGGATCAGGATATTTAGTACCAAATCCCGATGATGACCAGGGGTAAACACTGATATAGGGCGTTGTTTGGTGAATGGTCGCTAATACACTACCATCAGGACTAAAATTAACACCTTTGCCATCGCCTGTGGGCACAGTTGCAGGATTGGCGTATTTAGTGCCAAATCCTGATGATGACCAGGGGTATGCGGCGATACGTGGAGGACCTACGTGAGAAAGCGCAATCGTAGTTTCGTCAGGACTAAAAGCAACGGCATTACCAATTCCTGCAGGCAATGTCGCAGGGTTGGCATATTTGGTTCCAAATCCTGATGATGACCAGGCATACACAACAAGCCAAGGAGAGCCATTACCGGCCACTGCAATAGAATTACCTGAAGGGCTAAATGCTACGCCCAAGACATAGCCTCCTGGCAGCGTTACAGGGTTGGCATATTTAGTGCCAAATCCTGATGATGACCAGGGATATGCGGTAATAAAAGGGCTGGAAAAATGGCCAAAAGCGATGGATCCACCGGAAGGGCTAAAGGCAACACAATACGCAATACTTGCGGGAAGTGTTGCAGGGTTCGCATATTTAGTGCCAAATCCTGATGACGACCAAGGGTATGCGGCAGCACTATAAGCAACTGCAATTTCAGTACCCGCAGGACTAAAAGCGACTCCGTAACTTGTTCCGGGCGGCAAAGTTGCTGGGTTGCTAAACCTAACCCCAAAGCCTGACGTACCCTTTCTTGCCGCTCTTAAAAAGTGGTTTCTCATGTTGCGCTATACCCGATTAAAGAGCCGTAAATAATTGAGCCCTCTTTCCATAGTTCGATATGAGTCCACCCGGTAATCCCGAGCGTTGGCGCCGTGCCGCTTGACCCTGCAGCCTGGCCCATCCATACCACGCCAACGTTAGTCCAAGTAATAGAAAATGCAGTGCCATCGTTTATTCTTAGCTTTACGCTCTGGCCGCTAACAAAGTTGGTCGCGGCTGGTGTTCTGTTCGCCCCTAAGGTGATAGTTTGTAACGGTCCATTGGCTGGGTTAATCTCAAATCCTGCAGCGTCTGTAATCGTAAAACTTGCTTCTTTCAGATCTCCAATCGTCTTATTGGTTAGCGTCTGCGTATCAGTCGTCCCAATCAATGCACCAGTAGGCGCCGCCGATACTGTCAGCAGAGAAAGGCCCGCGGATGTAGTTGTTAATGATGCAATGCTTGACAGGTTTGTATTTAACGGCTGAAACGTGGTGACCGCTACAGCGCTGGTCAAAAATGGAGACAGACCTGCAGGTTGAACCGCCGTGTCCGCTTTGGCCCCCTGTGCTGCAGTGGCGTAGGCGCTGGCTTCGGTTGCCGCAGCGGTGCCCAAAGTTGGCCTGCCAGTGAGATCGCCATAGGCGCCGCTGGTGGCCACTGCAGCCAGGCCAGTGATCGTGCTCGCCGCCTGCGTCCCGGTATGGTTGCCCCTGCTCAGGTAGTGAGCGGCATTGTTGGCTGCCAGGCCCGTCAGGTTGGTGCTCAGCGGCTGGTACGTGGTGGCCGCTGTGGCGTTTGTCAGATAGGGGGCAAGCTGAGCTGCCACATACCCGACAACGGCAAACTGCGTCGGCACTGTGTTGCCATCTGCTGCTCCTGTTGAGCTGAGAAGGCTGATGTTATTGCTGGCCTCCTGAATCTGGACGCCAACAGTTGAAGCGCCGCCGTTACGGCTAAACGGGCCGATTGCGTTCAGGCCTGAAATGTTAAAGCTACTCGTATTGATTGTTACGCTTCCGCTTGTCCCATCAACCTGAAATGCACCCCCAGCCGCGTAGATGTCGCCAGCATCATTAACACTCAGGCCAAACACACGTCCGAAGTTGCGTTCAACAAATGTGTTCGCTCGAATCGGAACGCCACCGTTCCAGGGGAGCGCGTTGTAGTTGGTCCCGCTGCCGACGTAAAGAGCTGTGTGACAACCTGCGCTGACCTGGCTGCGCCTGCGGAAGTCTGCGGTCGCGCCCTGCGCTGCAGCGGCCACCAGACCCGACCCGGTTGGGTTGTAGAGGTTCACCCGGTAGCCAGCGCGGGTCGGATCGCTATCGGCCACCCCCGTGCCGCTACTGTTGATCGGACTGCTGCTAACGACTACATAGCCGGTGCCGCCGACAAGCATGATCTGCCCGTTGTGGGGGCGTCTGGAGCTGCCCAGGCGGTTGGTGGTCAGGCTCACCACGTCCACACTGGTGGCGCCACTGGAGGCGGCTACACGTAGAGATCCGGTGTAAAGGGCGGTGCTCGAATAGCCATCGGCCACCACGCCATAGGTTCCGAACTCGGAGCAGCCGCCACCGCTGAGGGTAATCCATCCGCCCGTCTCAGCTTGCACATGCCAGGTACAGAATATACCAAAAAAGCTGACCAGTTCGGCGTAGGCATCGTTTTTGACGATGACCCCGGGGCCGCCTAGGTTTTGTTGGGTGAACCCATAAACAACCATGCTGCGAATAGGGCTATCCGGGTGAACCTTTGCGCCGTCTACCTCCACGCCGCCGCCGGTGTCACCGGTAGATGTAGATCCTGCTAGTCCTTCATCATCTTCGGCGGTAATGCTTGCGCAGTCTTTTATGTAGGGGCTCGCGTAGATGATCGGGCCCTGGCCGCTATTGGCTTGCTCGTTGAACCTCACCGCCCACGCACGGGTGCCAACGCTGCTGTCGGAGCTACTGGTGCCGGTGGCCTGGTGGCCTGCAAAGCGGAAGCACTCCAGCATGTCGCCGGAATCAACGGCGAAGAATCCGTTCAGCTCTTGCCCGCTGGCGGGTTTGATTATCGTGCCGCGCTGCGCTGCGCCCTTGGCGTAGATGTTGGGCTTGAGCCTGAACGGTAGGCCGCCTTCGGTGAACGTGCCAGGCCCCACTTCAATCCGGGCCAGGCTGGTGGGGTTGGCGGCGATGTAGGCATTGGCAGCGCTCACCGCCGCGCCGATCGTCAGGAACGGCTCACCATGGCTGGTGCCGTTGTTGCTGTCTGAAGCCGTGCCACGCTTGGAAACGTAGAACGCCTGGGCATCCCGGAACCCATCGAGTCGGGTCGCCAGGGCGGCGGTGGTGGCTGTGTCGGTTTTACCTGCCAGCCCCGAGGCCAGCGCCGAGGGTGTGGCGAAATCGCTTGCAGCGGCCAGGGCGGCTGTCCCTAGCTCCAGGCTGGCGCGGCCGGTGGCAGCATTCAGCCCGGTAGCCCCACCATCCCACCGCAGCCGCTCGCTGTACGCGGTGCTCCAGTTGGCCTGACTTGCATCGCTGGGCAGGCTGAACCCTGCAGGCAAGGCCAGGGCCAGGGTGACGCTTCCGCTGGCGTTGGTGCTGCTGGCGCTCCAACCGCTGGGGGGGGTGATCGCCACCGATTGCACCGGGGCCGCTGCTGCTGCCTCCGCTGCGGTGGCGTAGGTGGGGTGCGGGTCCGCCGCTGCTGCGTGGGCGGCCACCGCCGTCGCCGCCGTTCCTGCCGCGTCTGCGCCAACGTCTGCAGCGGTAAACAAATAATTGCGCCACAGCCCGTCCGAACCGAGTCTCAAGCCTTGTCCCGCTGTTGCGCTAGTAATCAGGACATCGTGTAATTCTGACAGCTCAAGGCCGTTGTCGATTTTAACGTAAAGAATGCCGCTAGTTCCGCTGCCTTGCTTTACGCAATATCCGCACACGACTCCATGGGCCGGTTGTGTTGGCCGCGTAGTTGTCAGGGCTCCGGTGGTTTCGCTAAGCCATACAATTTGTCCCTCAGCAAGTAAAGAAGTATTGACGCCGCTAAGTTCTCCAGCGGCTTTTAAGTAACCAAAGGAATTATTAGCGATCACACTTTCCGCTAGTCCTATAGTTTGCGATGCGGTTGCTTCGCTTGATGCGTCGGCTAGAGCGACTGTTATGGTTGTTCCACTGCTCCCGGTTTGATAGCAAGGCGACCCTTTGGGAATTGATACGCCTGAA